GCCGGCGGTCCTGCCACCCCGGCGAGGTTCCTTCGGGGACCGAGCTCGGTGTGGCCCCACCCGGCCTATCGGTCGGGGTGCTGGGCCGCACATCGGGTGGCATCACCTTTAAGGAGGTGCTGCCATGCCGAGCACGACCCACACTTCACGACTGATGGCCGCCTTCCCACTGGTGTCTCACCGCTACCGGTTACTTTTGACCAGCGCGGTGGACAGGTGGGTCCATGCCTCGGGCTTCGACTGGACTAAGGAGCGCGTGAGCGCCCTTATCCAGTATCTCCTGAAGCTCCGAGCCGGGGAGAACCCTCACAGACCCCCGTGGTGGTCCTCTCGGTACTTAGCGTATGCAGAGAGGATTGCCACCACGGCAACCTTCGAGAAGTTTCTCCAACTTGTCCAAGCCTGGAGGACGGCCCTCACGGCTTACGGCCGGTTGAAGACCGTACCTTCCAGGAAGGACGTGGAGAAGTTCGAGAAGGCTGTGGGGTCGGCTCGCATCCTTGCGGTCCCTCTCGCCTCTGGGGAGACGGTTGAGGTGGATACCGAAGATTGGAGATCCCGGTTTCCTTTCCGGGCCCACTTCGGGGTGTCCCCTCGATCCGTACTCCCGGAGGTTCGGATCCAGAGAGAGGTCCTTCCCAACAACCCGTTGTCCCTGAAGCTCACCACCGGGAAAGGGTATTATACCCCAACCGGTGAGGAGTTGTTCAGGGACGCCTGGTGGGTGATGCAGGATTTCATCCTGCACCCTCCCGGGACCGTGCCTGCCTACTGGCCAATGCTCCCGGTCTTGCCGGATTTCCGGCCTGAGCCGGGGCAGGTCAGGGCGCACGGGGCGGTACGTTGTCGGGTTCAGCCGGATGGAAAGGCGAGGTTTTACTTCGCCCCTCCGCGCTGGTTGCAGTTCCTGCTGGATCCCTGGGCGAAGGAGTTGTACTCCCAGCTCAGGAGGATCCCTCAGGATTTTACTTACAACCAGGCGGCGGGGGCGGAGCGCGTCGCTGAATGGCTGAGGTCGGGGAAGACCGTTTGGTCTTTCGACCTCAGCTCAGCGACTGACCTCTTCCCCCTTCCGGTCACCCGGACGGTCTTGTGGTCCCTGTCTTCAAACAGGAACCGACCGTGGGTGGACCTCTTCTGTTGGATCTCGAGGCTTCCCGCTCGAACGGCCTACCCCGGGGCCCGCTCAGGGGTGTTAAAGTGGCGATGCGGGCAGCCCTTAGGGACTGTCCCCTCATTCGCCGCTTTCGCCCTCAGCCACCATGCGGTGGTTAGGGCACTCTGGGCTCGGCTTGGAGGCGATCCTAGATCGGCCCCCTACTGCATAGTAGGGGACGACCTTGTGATCGCTGACCCGAGGTTGGCGGAGGCTTACCGAGAATTTTCCGCCCTTTTGGGGCTGGAAATCTCGGAGCCGAAGTCGCTCGCCGGGAGGCTGGGTGAGTTTGTCGGGAGGCTCATTGCCCCAGACGGTATAGGGTTCAAGCTGAAGGCCCCTCCGGGGTCGGATGCTAGAACCCTAGCGGCGTACCTGTCCCTTATTGGGACGAGGGCGCTGCGTGTCTGGGAGCAATCTCTGCTTAGGGACGTGATCGCCCTTCTACCGAGGGACGGTTACCCGGGGAGTAACCCGGGTGGCCTGCCCAAGGAGTTGGTCGACCGGTTCCTAGTGGAGTACTTCTCTCGCGAGAGAGAAGTAGAGCCTCCCCGGGCCTACGCGGTTGACCCAGATCATACTGTCGAGGCTCGTATAGGGCCTCTTTACAGTATGTCCCTGGTTCTCCCGCGTGACCCAACCACCACCGAGTGGGAGCCGCGAGGCTCCGCTAAGAGTGGGCCGGGCGGGGCTCCGGAGTACTCCCCATATGGGGAGAAACTTCCAGGCTCCGACCGTTCCCCCGGCTGGCTCCGACGCGTACGCGAGGCGATTCACGCCTCTGGGATAGCCCAGGTGTGGCGCCTCATACGTCGCGGCAGATGGAGCCGGCGTGGTGGCGGCCAGGG